CGCTTGCGGAATATGCCACAGAGTTGTCACTTGAAGGGGAGATTCTAACGAACTCTCCTTTTAAATATGAACAAGATTATGATCTTGGAGACATCGTAACCATCCAAAATAAAGGTTGGGGTGTGACAATGAACAGCCGGATCACTGAGATAAAGGAAGTGTACGAAGAAAGCGGCTTTTCACTGGAAGCAACTTTTGGGAACAGCATTCCAACCTTTATCGATGTTGTGAAAAGGCAAATAAACCAATTTTCAAATGAGCTGAGAAAGTAGCCCTTTAAGGGCTTTTTATTTTGGGGTAAAAGGCGGTGTACTAATGACAATCGAAGCAGGAATCGTCATCGCGGTAGCTGGGCTTTTGCTCAGCTACTTGTCATATCAGCTAGCAAAAACAAAAGAAGTAAAGACGGACACCAAAGAGAGCGCAGAATTGAAAGCCGAACTCGGCTACATCCGGAAGGGGGTCGATGACATTCGGATCGATTTGAAAGCGAATGAGAAAAACATTGCGCATCTGACGGAACGAGTGGCAAAAGTTGAAGAATCTGCAAAGTCCGCTCATCGGCGGCTAGATATTATCGAGAAGGGAGTAGAATGATTGTGCAAGAAAAAACACAATACGTCCGTGTCAATCAGTACACACGACCAGGCAAAAAGAACTATGGCGTCCATGGCGTCGTATGGCACTATACCGCATCGCCCGGGGCAACGGCTCAAAACATCCGGGATTATTTTGACGGTACTTGTGTACGCTCCAAGCGTTATGCCGGGGCTCATGATGTGGTTGACACCAGTGGTGTGATTCATATGATTCCACATGATGAGGTCGCCTATCATGCTCACGACAACAATAGATGCATGGTCAACAAGCTAGACCCCAACGCCAACTATACGGCGATTGGGGTTGAATTGTGTGTGGACAAAAAAGGCAACTTGGAAAAAGCGACTTATCAAAACGCCGTCGAATATGGGGCTATGCTCGCGAAGAAATACAACCTCGATCCGATGACGGACTTTTTCCGGCACTATGATGTAACACGCAAAAACTGCCCGGCATTTTGGGTTGCGGATCCGGCTGGATTTGAACAGTTTAAAAAAGATGTCGCTGCTAGGCTAAAAAATGAGCCTGTGCAGATGACCGAAGTTAAGCCAAAGCCTAAACCAAAACCAAAGCCCGCCAAAAAAGATGATGGGCTGCTCCGACGCGGCGACAAAGGCCCGGCCGTCAAAGAGTTGCAAGAGAAACTGATCAAAGCCGGCGAGAAGTTGCCGCGCTATGGTGCCGACGGCGACTTTGGTACCGAAACAGAAGAAGCCGTCAAAGCCTTCCAAGCGCGGCATGGGCTTGTGGCGGATGGCATATGGGGACCGAAGTCGGAAGCGATGATGGAGAAGGTACTGTCTAAAAAAGCGAAGTCGAAAATCGCGCTTCCTTCCGGTGTTCTTAGAAAAGGTGACCGCGGGGAAAAAGTGAAGCAGCTACAAAAAGCGCTTAATCAATTGCACTTTAATTGTGGTGCTGTTGATGGCATTTATGGCAACAAAACCGAAGATGCCGTCAGACGTTTTCAAATGGTGTATCTACCATATGAAGTTGATGGTATATATGGTCAGCATACTAAAAAAGCCATGGAGAAACAATTATGAGCAAAGTAGGAAAAGTTGTCGTCAATTCACAAGGTTATGAAGCGATAGTCATGGGAATAGTGCGACGCACAAAATACGGAAACTATATTTACAAGGTACGATTTATCGAGTCCGGGTATGTTTGCGAAGTTGATGGCGGTAACCTGTCGAAGGGCAGGTTTAAAGATTATGGCCGACCCACTGTTTATGGGGTCGGTTTTTCTTATAAAGGTGCAAAATCTAAAGGGCGAATTTATAAAACTTGGGTGCATATGTTAGAACGATGTTACGATAAAAATTTTCATGCATATTCACGTTATGGTGGTTCAGGTGTCAAAGTAAGTCAAGAATGGCTCCATTTCCGAAATTTTGAAAGAGATATAAAAGAACTCCCGAATTACGAAAAGTTTTTAAATGATCCGTCTTATACATTAGATAAAGACATAAGAGGAAATGGTAAACTTTATTCAAAAGATACCTGTATGTTTGCTTCTAAAATGGAACAATCTCATGCTCAAAAAAGAGTGAAGAAAATTAAAGCGATCTCTCCTACCGGGGAGATTTTTATTTTCCCTTCAATTTGTCGTGCTTGTGATGAGTTGGGCGTACAGAATGCTAATGTTTACAAAGTCTTAAAAGGAGAACGCAAACATACATGCGGTTTCCGATTTGAAAGAGTTATTTAGTAAAAAGGAGAGGATAACATGAAACCAACTAAATCAACCATCGTCCGCACTATTGTACTTGTCGTCATGTTGCTGAATCAACTTCTCGCGGCGTTCGGAAAGTCTCCGCTGCCGTTCAGTGACGAACAAATCGATACGTTCGTTTCGACATTTCTTACTGCCGCGTCGGCGCTTTGGGCGTGGTGGAAAAACAACAGTTTTTCAAAAGCTGCCATCAAAGCTGATGAATATTTGAAGGAATTGAAATCACAGAAATAAGTGAAACCCCGCTGTCCGTGTGGATGGCGGGGTTTTTATTTCCTTAATTGGAATGTTTTAAAAATACAGGGTAACCCCTATTTTTATTAGTAGATGGGGGGGGTTTTTTATGTTTGTTATATTTTTTTCAAAAACGGAGATATAAAAAGAGGAAATTATATTATAATTGTAGAAGTATTTTTTGATAAGTTTTTTAGGCTTAGATGTATCTTTTTTTATTGATAACTGTATTGTTTTTCTTTAAGAACAGCATTTATTTGACAATTAATTAAAATGGATATATTGTATAGTAAGCATTGTCTATTTTTGCTTTTTATTTGGACATGCTTTTTAATCATTGGAGGTATATTAAAATGCCGACATTATCTAATTTTTTACATTGTGAAGAAACTTATATTGACGATGAAACTGGAACGCCTGTAATAAAAACACCGATTCCAATTATAAGACTGTTAAAAATACCGAGTTCATTTTCATTTTCTGTTGTGTTCAGTATAGTTGGAGTTGATACTACTGAGAAAGATAAACATTTTATGATATATCAATTTTTGAATCCAATAGGGGAGCCCATTATAGAGACTAAGCCTATAGATATTTCTTTTCATGGTAATAATGGTATACAAAATGACTTACCTCGAGAAATGAGGGGAGTTATGTTTGGTGCAGATTTTCGAAATATTGAGTTTAAACTGAACGGCATTTATAAAAGTAGGGTAATTTTGGATGGTGAAATATTAGGCGAATACGAACTTCCAGTATTGGGAAGGGATGGAGTAGAAAATGAATAATTCGGCAAGAATCCCAGAAAATAATTTCAATGTTAAAAAGTATAATCCAGTAAATACCAAAGATAATGCAAAATATACAAAATGTAAAATATTTAGTTTAAGTGCTGGTTTAGCCATGGTTGCTCATAGTTATCTTGTTCCATTCGTGAACCAAGGAGCAAATGAATATGAAAAAGCATATCATAAAATCAATAATATGAGAGCGCTTACACAAAGAAATGATAATACGTCAAGAACAGTTAAAGGTCCCTCATTCATAAAATTAGATGTTGAATCATATGCTAAGCCTAACGAAGATACCTCTAGCTTGGAGGAGGTTATTATGGGTAGGCAATTTAAACCTAATATACGAAGAATGGAGTCAGGTATTAACTTCAAAGGTTCATTTAGTTCTAAAGAAAGGGAAACATTCTTTGATTTAGGTGTTGAAAGAATAATTGACAACCCATTTATCTATAAAAAAACTATCGAATCCTCATTTAACTTTAAGGGTCCTCGCAATAAACCTTTAGGTTAGGGGTTGTTATAGTTGACTACTTGGTATATTGAAGTCCAACCTTCTGAAAAAATTAGTCAAGGTGATATCTTTATAAATTGTCCTATATTTACTCCAAGACCAAAAATGATTTTTTTTGAAGGAGAAAGTGGGATATATTGGGATATTGAATCTCTTGATACTGACATAGAGACTGCAAATATAGTAGTGTTAAATCAAGCGTGTGATCTTCAAAATCGTCCTCCAGAGCAACTAATCGTTGCTCCTATTAACGATATTCTAACAATGCCGTTGAAAGAAAACACTAATAGATGGAGTTTTATTAAGGAAGTATACTCCGGAAAAAGACCGAATTATTCACTAATTGGAGATTATAAAAAAGAAGGATCTGAAAATCTCCATATGAATTATCAGATAGTTGATTTTTCAAATGTTACTATATTGCCTTATGTTTTGTTGGATGAATATCGGGTTAAAATTGGCAAAAGATTAAGGCTGAATACCCCTCACAGAGAATTGTTATCTCAACAATTTGGAAACTTTTATTCTAGGATTGGCCTACCTAATGAGGATTATATACGTGAAGAAACTTTAAAACAAATTGTAAAAGGAACTCAAATAAAAAGTTGATGTGCGACCACAATTTCATGTGGTCTTTTTTATATACTTCGATACCTAAATCTGTGACATGATTTTCATGCTACAAATATTTCAATCAAGCAGGAATCTTCCATTTTATGTGGAAATAGTAAATAGAAAGGAGGTTAACCATGGATCACATGAAGGAGGCATATGGCATGTTGTATGCCATAGAAAACGGACTACGGCGATATATACGTGATGAAATGATGTCGCGATACGGCCCAAATTGGGAAAGAATCGATTTAAACATACCATTTCGACGTCGGCCACTATCTCATTCATACTTTTATGATCTCGAAAATTATCTGCGTTTTTACGACTTCAAAATACCTCACGGATTTATCCTCAACTTAAAACGACTTTACCCCATTCGAAACAAAATAGCGCATTGCCACGTACTAACGGAAGAAGAGTACCAAACACTAAAGGAAGCTTATGAAATGATCATGAATGTTGTATATTCAAAAGTTCCTTAATCTTGTCTTCCACCCAACTCGACGCTAAATTGGGATGCAAAGCGACATTATGTGTCCATCCCCTCACGACCGCTTCATAGTCCAGATCCCCATGTCGAATCATCTTGATTTGTAGCTTTCTCATTTCGGCCTTAACGTCCCGAAGATCGTACGAAAGCTGTTTAAGTGCGTTCTCGATCAGCAGAATGTAAGTTGATGTGTAAAAAAGCGGGGTTGGATACGGACATTTATTTTTTTTACACAGATTTTACACATCGAATGGGAAAAATCCCATAACGACGATGTTTTTCTTCCTATAATATACGTCCTCCTGGGACGCCATTACGATAATTTTAGATAAGATAGTAAACGAAACAAACGCCCAAAAGCATTGATATATAAAGGTTTTAGGGCGTTTTGTAATTTTTGGGAATACGATAGAAAACGATAAAAAACAAATTCGTTTTACACATCTTTTACACAAGCATACGCGCAAACAGGTTAGTGGTTTTTTCTTCATCCTGTTTCCTGAGTTCCTTAACGATGTGTGCATAAGTGCTTAACGTGGTCTGAATATCAGCATGTCCAAGCCGTTCAGACACATAATATATCGATACACCAAGATAAAGCAGTATACTCGCGTGGGTATGTCTGAGCCCGTGTACAGTTATGGGTTCAATCCCTAACTGTCTGAGAGTACTTTCTAAAACTTTATTGGCCGAATTGTTGCTGATAACGTGGTATTTTGAGCTTGGACTATAAAAAACCAGCCGCATAATATTGTCTGGTGTTTTTTCAAACCAGTGTTTAAATATTGAAGACGTTTCCTGATCAATAGCGATGGTTCGATATGATTGCTCGTTTTTTGGTGGCCCGAAACCCGGATTCATTTTGTTATTATAACCCCAGACCTTTTCAATTCTTATAGTTCTGTTTTTAAAATCAAAATCTTTACGCGTTAAGCCGACCATCTCACCGAATCTCATTCCGGTTGTTAATCCGAGTAACAAAAGATAATAAGTCGGAGACCGATCTAAACGTTTATGAAGTTCTTTAAGGAGTATTTCGCTCTCTTTAAAGTTTAAATGTTTTTCTTCGGGCCGTTTGCCTTTTGTTCCTGTCAAAACGGCGCCACGAGTAAAATCAGAATAAATAATACCTTCATCCATAGCCGTTCGAACACAGGCTCTGATGTGAGTGTTTAGCTTTCGGGTTGAGTCCTTAGCGTGATTTTTGCCATATTCGTTTAAAAAGGCTTGATAGTCACGTTTTTTAATATCCTGTATGGGAACGCCGCCGAAATATTCTTGAACGGTTTTTAGTGTAGTATGATAGCGTGCCATAGTGTTATTGGATATATCTGGTTTGAAAGTCTTCAACCAAGATTCGAAGTATTGATCAAATGGTTCGGGTTTTAAATGAGGGAGGATCCCTTTGTTCAAATGACTTTCTATTTCCGCCGCTGCGGCCTGTGCTTCTTTTTTAGTACGAAACCCACCCTTGCGGATGGGTTTTTGTTTTCCGTTTATAACCCTGCTGATTGTGAACTGCCACGAATTCCCTCTTTTTTGGAAACTCGCCATCCGTCATCATCTCCTTACAAGTAGTGCGTATAGCGAATCGCCTTGCCGATGATTCTTGCTGGATTAGATTCTGAAACGATAATAGGATCATACGTTGGGTTGTCCGGCATCAACATGACAGATCCGTTCTGTTTCCGGATCCGCTTTAATGTTGCTTCCGTATCACCATTTAGCAATACTGCAACGATTTCACCGTTTTCAGCATCCGGTTGTTGGCGAATTAGTACCATCGCCCCGTTGGGGATCGTCGGTTCCATGGAGTCGCCTTTTGCTTTTAGGTAAAACAAATTACCGGATGGTAGATCCTCTTTTGGTTCAGTTCTATATCCTTCGAAGTTCTCCGCCACGTAAATCGGATCGCCGCAAGCGATCTCACCGAGTATCGGTATCGTTATAGTTTCATAAGATAGAGGTTGCAAGTTTTCTATCCCAAGCAAATATTCGACTGTAGTATCCAATGCTTCTGCGTAAGCGCCGATATCGTTAATGGGAAAGTCTCTCTGCCCATTTTCATATCGAGATAATGTCGACTTTGAAATACCAACTCGGGAAGCAAGTTCTTCAACAGTCATCTTCTTTCTCATTCTCAACCGTTTTATCAAGTCTATCACTTCTTTAGAAGTGTGCACCGTCAAAGCTCCTTTCATTTAAAAACTATCATTATTATATAATGATGTTTCCAATTTGGCAACAAAAAAATAATTTTTTAATATTATTGTTGACAAACGGGAACGAAGGGAGTAAGATAGAGTCAAACCTACAGGAGGTGCAAATAAGTGAGCGAAGTAAACTTCGACCTGCAACGTTTACGTTTTGAACGGCTGTCGCGTCGAGTATCCCAAGAAGAAATGGCAAAAGCATTAGGGGTTACGCGCCCTACATACTATAAAAAAGAGAGTGGGCAGATAAAAATCAGCGTTGACGAATTCGCGACCATACTCGACACGCTTGGGATTCCGCATCAAGAAGCAGGGAATTTTTTTAAACGATTTGTTCCCAAACGGGAACAAAAAGTAGCGAGGTGATATTCTGTGCAACAATTGAACGTCACTTTGCAAATCCCGATCCCGGATGATCATGTACTTATATCAAAGGTCGAATTGGAAGAGTTAAAGAAAAACGAACTATCCGGCGTTTATTGGACTATGAAGGACCTAGAAAGAAGGGTCGGGAAAAAACAGGAATGGATAAAGGAGAACATCCTTTATCCGCCTAGATTTCGTAAGATTCTTGATGCCGAAAATGGTGGCTTTGTATTTTACCCAAAATCTAAGGGTCAGACATGGTCGTTCCAGGCTACAAGGATGGCAGAGTTTTTAGAAAAGAACTTTTCAAGAATATTCGGCGAGGAGGTGAGCTAAATGACACTATCCACTGTATCAAACTTAATCGAATTTAACGATCGTTTCCACCGAATCATGGATTCAAACGATAGCGATCGTCAAAAAGATCTGGATCTAGCGCGGCTGATGAGCGACATGGAAGTGGTGTTCCGGATCCCCATGTTAGCGAATGAAGAATATAAAAAGAAAAATCCGGAAGTCATAGCGTTATATAACCGGATATCACAAAGCAGAACAACGATTTAACAGGCTCAATCGAGCCTAATATTTTCGAGTCATATCTTGAAAAACCCTTAACCTACCATTCTATGAAAGGAGATACGCAAATATGCCTAAATTGGCATCCGAGGACCAAATAATGTTTAACCGACTTCTGAAGTGCTACAGAGACTGTCTCGATCGTGCGAATTTAGCCAGGATGATCGGCAGACATGCCACAGCAGATTTTTACATCAGAGAATGCGAGCGATGTGCGCGACACATTGATGAAATCATGGCCAAATACATGGAAGAGGAGGTCATCACTTATGACATTAAAGTGGTTCGTACTATCCGGCACCGTAAAAGACCTACATACCATCGTTAAAGCCAACCTTGAAAGAAAAGAAAAAGCCGTCTCTCAAAAAGAGACAGCCCATCGCTAACCCCATTTTACCTCCTATCCCATAGAAAGGCAAGTGACCATATGTCGTCCTTGCCGTTGGGCATACGATAGATCGCCCCCTGCTATCGTATGTCGAACGGTGCAGACGATGCACCGGGCAAGGCGGCGACCGATACGAGGTTGGCGGTCATAAAACAATCCAATCTGCGCGAGTTTAGTGGGTTCTCGTATGCCAGGAGATCCGGGACGGCAGTATCAAAATCCACTGCCCGCTTTGCCCCAAATACATACGAAAGGAGGGCCGAAGGAAGATGGAAATAGAAACAACCGTAACTCTTAATCGGGAGGAAGTGGAAGCTGCTTTAGATGCTTATCTTCAAGAAAAACACGGCTTGTTGGCTTTAAAGTTTAGCTTTCAGTTTAACCCGGAATTCGGACGATTTAGTTGTGTCAAAATCGTTGTAAAAGAAAAATGATCAGCCTGCCAGCTGACCATAATTAACAACTATTCAGTATTTATTATAACTCTAAGCGCATTAAAAGCGCAATGGTGAGTTAACACAGGAGGTCGATGTGAGTCTTATTCTATCCTTAATCATCTTTCACGGTGGGCAAACTGTAACACCGCCAAACCCTAAACCTGTCACAGAAACATACATCGTTACAGCTTACACGGCACATTGTGATGGGTGCAGTGGCATTACGGCAAGTGGTCGTCCACCGATGGAAGGTGTCACGGTCGCGTGTCCGAAGTCTATGAAACTTGGAACATGGGTTGACATTGAAAACGTTGGCCGCCGGAGATGTGATGATCGGGGCGGAGCTATCAAAGATAAGCGATTGGATCTGTTCATTCCGTCATACGATGCGGCCGTTCGTTTTGGAAGAAGAGAATTAGAAGTTGAAATTTTAAAGGAGGAGAACTAAGTGGAACTAACCGTACACATAAAAGCACCCGAGCTGGCTAAAGCGATCGAGCTTTTGGCCGTCTCGATGAGCGGTAAGGCTCAGGAAGTCGTTAAAAACTATGAACTCGCACTCGATGGTAGTGCTGTTGCTCAAACGCTAACAGCGCAAAAAATTATCCAACCACAGACGGATCAACAAAATCGGCAACCTGAACAACATCCGGCGCCAGTATTGACAGCAGCGCCAACGCAACAAGCACCGACCGCGGTACCGACAGCTCAACAACAAGCGCCAGCAACGCAAGCGCCTGTTCAACCCATTCAGCAACCGCAACAACCGACACCGGTGCCAACACAAGCACCATCTTATGATCTTAATCAGTTAGCAGCGGCCGCCGGGCAACTGATCGACGCGGGAAAACTGTCCGAGGTTCAACAGCTGCTCGCTTCGTTCGGAGTACCTGCACTAACCAACTTACCGCCTCAACAGTTCGGAGCCTTCGCCACAAAGCTCCGGGAATTGGGTGCAAAAATATGATGAAGGAAATCAAACACGCGGAGAGGGACCATGCGGTCCTTTCCGCGAGCTCTTCCCATCGTTGGTTGGTTTGTACGCCCAGCGTTCGACTGGAGGAACAATTCCCAGACACAACATCGGAGTACGCCCGAGAAGGCACATTGGCACATGAGATCGCCGAGCTGAAACTCCGAAAGCACTTCATCGAGCCGATGAGTCAACGTACTTTCAATACGCGGCTTAACAAGATGAAGAAGCATGAATTATTCCAAGAAGAAATGCTCAAACACACCGACACTTATCTGGACTATCTCAAGTCAATTGCCTTAAAATTCCCGACCGCGCCGTATGTCGCGGTTGAGAAGAAAGTCGACTACAGTGCATGGGCACCCGAAGGATTCGGGACTTGTGACTGCATCATTATACACGGTGAGGATCTACACATTACCGATTTTAAATACGGCAAGGGCGTCCCGGTCAGCGCGGAGAACAATCCACAAATGAAGCTGTATGCGCTCGGTGCCTGGGCGGCTTATAACTTCCTCTATCCCATCAAGAATGTTCATCTGGCCATTGTACAGCCACGACTGGATAGCATCTCGGAATGGTCATTGACATTGGACGAGCTCCTGGCATGGGGTGAAAAAATTAAGCCGGTCGCACAGAAGGCATTTAACGGCGAAGGGGAGTTTATTCCGGGCGAACATTGCAAATTTTGCCGCGCGAAAGCTTTATGCCGGGCAAGAGCGGAACATTATACCGCGTTAGAAGATTTCAAAATGAGAAAACCGCCTCTAATCGGCAACGAAGAAGTGGGGCAGATTCTTGAGAGAGCCATCGCCCTCGATGCTTGGATAAAAGAGTTGAAAGACTATGCTTTATCAGAGAGTTTGAAAGGAAACGAAATCCCTGGCTGGAAAGCTGTCGAGGGTCGAGGTTCAAGGGATTACGTGGATATTGACAAAGCTTTCGAGCATCTCAAGCAAAACGGCATCGATGAAGCTATGCTTTATGAGCGTGTACCATTAACCGTTGCGAAACTCGAAAAACAGATGGGCAAAAAACAATATCGTGAGCTACTTGAAGAACCAGGTCTCGTTGTTAAACAACCTGGCAAACCGACTCTCGCACCAATTTCGGACAAGCGTCCGGCGATCACGAACGTCCCTGATGCAGCGAGTGATTTCCAATGAGAGGAGGCACTGTAAATGATTGAAGTGTCAACCGTAAACGGTTGGAGAAGAATGCTAAATACCCGATGGATTGTTTCAATCAGCGAATTGAGTGGGGAAACAGGTTCTAATACCGTGATTTCCTTATCTAACGGTGAAACCGTCTTTGTCAAAGATGCTTATGAGAATGTTATCGACCTCATTAGAACTGCCCATGAGCATAATTGATTAAAATCTCAAAAAAAAAACTATTAAAGGAGAAATGTTCAAATGACAAACCAAAACCCAACTCGTGTTGTTACAGGTGAAGTTCGTTTCAGCTATGTGAATTTGCTCAAACCTCGTGCACCGCAATTTGGCGGGGAACCCAAATACAGTGTCACCATCCTTCTTCCGAAGTCCGATGTGGCTACAAAACAACTCATTGACGCAGCCATCGAGGCGGCGAAACAAAAAGGGAAAGCCGAAAAATGGAACGGCGTTATCCCGCCACAAGTTGCCGTGCCGATCCACGATGGCGACGGTGTACGCCCATCCGATGGAATGCCGTTCGGGCAAGAGTGCAAAGGCCACTGGGTTTTCACGGCAACATCGAGTGTTGACCACCCACCAAAAATCGTGGACGCCAGTTTAAATCCGATTATGGATCCGACGGAGGTTTACTCGGGCATGTATGGCCGTATCGCCATCAACTTTGCGCCCTACTCAAACGCCGGAAAGAAAGGCATTGGTGTTTATATCAGTCAAAACGTCATGAAAACCCGAGACGGGGAACCACTCGGCGCTAGTGCACCGGATGCAGCCACAGACTTTGGTGGAGCACCACAGCAACCGACTTATCAACAACCAGCGCAGCCAAGCTATGGACAACAAACTTATCAACCGCCGGCACCATATGGTGGACAGCAGTACCAACAAGTACCACCGAGCAGCGCTCCGGGTCATTTACAATCGCAACAAGCTTATGGCCAGACGCAACAAGCGCAGATCGACCCGATCACCGGTCAGCCGATTAACGGCGGCGTGTATGGGATATGATGATCCGCACGCTATCGATCGATATCGAGACTTACAGTAGTGTCGATATTAAAAAGTCCGGACTGTACAAATATGTGCAGTCCCCGGACTTTGAAATACTCTTATTCGCTTACTCGGTTAATGGGGAGCCAACAATTTGTGTCGATCTGCCCCAGGGTGAACCGATTCCCATGCATATCTACCAAGCTTTAACCGATCCAAACGTTATAAAACATGCCTACAATGCCGCATTTGAATGGTACTGCTTGAGTAAGTTTCTCAACATTGAACCAATATCATGGATCGATCAGTGGCGGTGTACGATGATTCACGGCCTGTATTGCGGCTTTACCGCGGGATTGGGAGTTACAGCTAAGGTGCTTGGTTTGCCTCAAGATAAACAGAAAATGACTGTTGGCCAGGCGCTTATCAAGCTTTTCTGTACGCCGACGAAACCCAGCAAAAAGAACGGCGGTCGTACTCGTACTCTTCCGCATCATGAACCAGAAAAATGGGAGTTGTTTAAACAATACTGCATTCAAGACGTAGAAGTCGAAAAAGAGATTGAGAAACGGTTATCACGGTTTCCAGTGCCGGAGCAAGAACAAAAACTTTGGCAACTCGACCAACAAATCAACGCCCATGGTGTAGCCGTCGATCGTCAGCTGATAGATGGAGCCTTATACATAAACGACTTAGTGACAGCCGAGCTGACGGAAGAGGCGGTAAAGCTGACGGGGTTGGATAATCCAAACAGTACTCAACAGCTGACAGGGTGGCTATCAGATAAAGGTATAGAAGTGGATAACTTACAAAAAGGAACTGTATCAAAGCTAACTGATGAAACAAATGGAGAAGTTAAAAGAGTCCTCGAGATTCGCCAGGAACTCTCAAAAACTAGCGTGAAAAAATATCAGGCCATGGTGGATGCCGTTTGTGATGACGGTCGAGTAAGAGGTCTCCTACAGTTTTACGGAGCGAACCGAACCGGGCGATGGGCTGGGCGGCTCGTACAGGTTCAGAACCTTCCGAGAAATTATCTTGGGACGTTATCCCATGCACGAGAGCTCGTCAAAGCAAAAAAAGTTGACCACTTAAAGATTATCTATGGCAACGTGCCGGATACACTTTCTCAGCTGATCCGGACCGCGTTTATCCCTAGCCCAGGACATGTGCTGATGATCTCTGACTTTAGCGCGATTGAAGCCCGAGTGATTGCTTGGCTAGCCGGAGAACAATGGCGGCTCGATGTGTTCAATACACACGGCAAAATTTATGAAGCATCAGCGTCCCAGATGTTTGGCGTACCGATTGAGCTAATCAAAAAAGGTAACCCGGAGTATGAGCTAAGGCAAAAAGGAAAAGTGGCGGAACTTGCGCTCGGATACCAGGGCGGTTCTGGTGCACTCATCTCAATGGGGGCGCTTGACATGGGCCTTACAGAGGAAGAATTACCGGACATTGTTCGGCGGTGGCGATCCGCAAATCGGCGCATCGTTGACTTATGGTACGCGGTTGAGAATGCTGCTTTATCGGTTTTAAGGACAGGCCAGCCGGCAGGTGTGAAAGGCCTACTGATTGCTCGAGAGAGCGACATCGCTAACGGATTAGACTTCTTAACTATCACATTGCCAAGTGGTCGAAAACTCTTTTATGCCCATCCGTTCATAGCAACTAACGAGATGGGAAGAGAAGCCTTGTATTATTACGGGCTGAACCAGACCACGAAGAAATGGGAAAAAACGCCGACATATGGCGGAAAATTGGTGGAAAACATTGTCCAAGCCATTGCCCGCGACTGTTTGGCAGTGAGTCTCGTGAGGTTGAGTCAAGCAGGGTATCAAACCGTTATGCACATCCATGATGAGGTTGTACTCGATGTTCCAAGAGAAATGGTTGACTTAGAAACGGTTGAAAAGATCATGTCTGAGCCAATTCCCTGGGCGCCTGGGCTGCCGTTAAACGCAGACGGCTTTGTGTCTGAGTATTACAGAAAGGATTGATACAGATGGACAACCTTTTCAAAGGTTGCCTAGTCGGAATGACGTTATCTATCCCGATCTGGGCGTTCATCGTTTGGATTGTTTGGATAACAGTGAGGTGAATTGAATGGACTTTAGCCGTTTATCATGCCACCAGCTTCATATGGTTTATGAGTCGCAACTAGATTGCCGTTCGAATGTAAGACGAGAATGGCAAAAGCGCTTTTCGATGTCGTTTCCTTTTCGTTTAAGTGTTACCGGAAAAGTTGTGGACGATATGTGGGGTATTGAGTTGGACGACGAGACTCTGCCTTCTCACGTTTTAGACCAAGCCAATCGGCTACGCGAAAAATTGAAAAAGGGGTGATCTGATGGGTCAATTGTACAATGCGGTCAAATTGGTTCAGGACCGTAAGAAGCAGTATGTAATCAATGAACTTCAAAAACTCGGGATTGAAGTCAACGACACCATGGAATATGCCGAGCTTAAAAGGTTGTTGGCTTTGGCGCGGGTAAGACAGGGGGCGCGATAAATGAAAAACACCTTGGCGGATCTTAACAATCATTTATTCGCCCAACTCGAGAGATTAAGTGATGAAGATTTGAAAGGTGAAAAATTAAACGAAGAAATTAACCGCGCAAAAGCGGTTACCGCAGTAGCCTCTCAAATCATCGCTAACGGAAACTTGGTTTTAAAAGCCCAGATTGCTTACGATGAAAATTTATCGGCAAACGCAAAGAAACCCAAGATGTTGGAGGGCTAAATTTTGGCTCATAAGTATACGGAAGAACAGGCAAAATTTATCCGAGACAACGTTCAAGGTAGATCCACCTATGAACTTACCCAACTGTTTAATAAAACCTTCGGCTTAAACTTAGAAGTTCGAAAAATCAGGGCCTACATGAAAAATCACGGTTTAAGGAATGGCATTAACGCACAATTTAAAAAGGGTCATATACCAGCTAATAAAGGCACCAAAGGTTTATACAACGTCGGTGGTAACAGAACTTCATTTAAAAAAGGCAACAAACCACAAAACTATAAACCTATCGGTTACGAACGGGTGGATCGGGAAGGCTATGTCCTAGTCAAAGTTTCGGATACAGGTCCCTGGCATCAACGGTGGAAACATAAACACAAAGTCATTTGGGAAGAAGCGAACGGACCAATCCCGAAAGGTTATAAATTGATATTTTTGGACGGTAATAAGCAAAACATATCACTCGATAATTTACAACTTGTAACGAGTGCACAGCTTGCTCGTTTAAATCAGCACCATTTAATCTTTAATAATCCCGATCTAACAAGAACAGGTGTACTTATTGCCGACATCTACGACAAAATCGGCAAGCGAAAAAGAAAAGCAGGTGAGAAATGATGCTCTCAGACGCTATCAAGGGCGAAGTACGGTTGGATCTTGAGCATGAACGTCAACGACAAGACCAAAAATGGGGTGTCCAACGGCACCCCTATCCCGTATGGCTCATGATTCTGACTGAAGAAGTTGGGGAAGTTGCGGAAGCCATGCAAAAAGAATACGGCTGGGGCAAAGCCAGTGACGCAGACGATCTGTACAAGGAATTGATTCACGTTGCGGCGGTTGCCCTTGCAATCGCTGAGCAGGTTAAAGAGGAGCGTGAACAAGATGCTAACATATGAAGCTTTTGTTCGTCACGCGGAAAAGGTTACAAAAAAGGTGCCTGAGTCAAGGCCGATTCTTAAAGGAATCTATCATCATCCCGACGGGTCCGTTATCGTAACGGACTCGCGTCGGATATACCAAGCGTTCGGCATTGGGAAGGGTACCGGGGAGGTCATTACCCCAAAGGGTAAAGTCCTCACCGGTAAATACCCGGCGCAATCAGTTGACGATTTCATCAGTGGTTATCCTATACAGGAGCTTGAGATTGATGTTGACGAGTTATGGAAAGCAACAGATATCATCTACCACACTTGTAAATCATGCGCTGATATGGAGGGGAAAGTTGTTGTTGATTTTATGCATGACAAAGTGTGGTTTTCCCACCCTGACATCAATGCTGCTTATACACTATCTGTTAGCATTAACAACCCTATCTCTTTTAACGTGCTTTATATCTTGGAAGCTATGAGATTATTCAGGACGGCAGGATATGCGCTTATCACGCTCAAACTTTACGGCAAAGCGAGTCCAGCTCTTTTTGAAACGGATGACATTAAAGCTCTCATTTTGCCAGTGAGGAGGGGATAAAGTGTTAAAAGTCATCCGCAGTGATTATGTCGGATTAAAGTTCGAGATGGAAGAAGCTTTGCAAAAATTGTCAGAGAGGATCCGACTTCTTAAGAATATTAGCACGCCCGAACGTCTTCTGAAAATTGAAGAACTGAAAGCCCAACAAAAATATTATAAGCTCTCAAAAGTTTTACCGCTAAAGGTTGGAAATATCATCATCAACTACAAGTTTTATGAGCTTTTCACGAAAAAACTTAAGCATTTTACGCTCGATCTAACTGATGTAAGTCTCACCATCAAATACGATAATGGGTGGCTTGAACTGCATGATCTTTCACCGCACTTTCATAATTTCCACCATATACCGGTGGCGGTGATAGAGGATGCCAGCTAAAGTCTCGTCTTATCGCTCCGGAGAACCGCGCTTCGGTACCCGGAGCGGTAAAGACTATGTGAATGGTGAAGTTAAAACTTATAGATTGTCAGACGAGGAACTTCAAAAATTGAGAAAGGAGACGGGATATATGCCATTAACCAAGGAAAAATACATGGAGTTAAAAGCGGCGGGTAAGACGGATAAAGTGATCATGCAAGAATTTAATCTCAATCCGGTTAATCTTAATAAGCTCAAAAACCGTTGGGGTTTAATCGGCGTTTATGGCAAACGGCCCGAGAAAATTGCGGAAAAGGCAAAAGAAGTAGCAAACATAAGAATTGATAATGTAGCAGATATAATAACTGATAATATCATCGAAGCAATGAATTGGATACCTTACCACGAGCAAGGACCAACATCCGACAACCAATTCCGAAAAATTGCTCTTTCCATCGCCGAGACACTTGAGAGAAAGAACCATGATTACGGTGATTCGTTTGGAAAGCTTTATCGTAAGTTTGGTGATTTATCGGCTATCATACGTTTAACCGATAAGCTGGAACGATATGAGTCCCTTATCACAAAAAAGCAACAAGTGACCGATGAATCTATCAATGACACACTCATGGACTTAGCCGGATACGCCATTCTAACCATTGTGGCGAGGAAGAAGTTATGAACAAAGATAAATACATCACACCCGAGGAATACCTTATCGCTGAGAAGAACGGCATCAGTAAAAAAGCGTTGGAACAACGCATCAGGAGATATGGTTGGGATAAAGAGAGGGCGTTAACAACACCGATCATGAAGCGTGAGCATGAGCTCGCTCATTTAGCAGAACAAAACGGCATCCCGAGAAGAGTTTTTTATATGCGGCTTTACCGCGGTTGGTCAGTCGAACGGGCGTCGACTGAACCTCTTACAACGGTTGTAGAGCGGATTAAACGCGCAAATGAAGCGAGAAAGATAAAACGACTGGGTGATCACTCATGCAATACGACAGACAGATAAAAATATCCACGGCAGGCTCCCGGAAGGCCACCGTATGGCCATCACAGACTCTATATTGGTCCGATCTCGTGGAACGGCTCCGCACGGTGGTCCGCGGCACAGAGACACTGGCCGAATATCTCAAGCTGCCGAAAAAGCAACAAGACGAACTCAAAGACGTGGGCGGGTTTGTCGGCGGCACGCTCGCCGACAACCGCCGCAAGGCTGCGAACGTTACCGGCCGGGACCTAATCACTCTCGACCTCGACAACATTCCTGCCGGCGGCACACAGGACATCCTCCGGCGCCTTGAGGGGCTTGGATGTGCTTATGTCACTTACAGCACCCGAAAGCATGAAGAAGCGCGGCCGCGGCTCCGGGTCATCGTGCCACTCTCCCGCACGGCGACAGCAGACGAATACGAGCCGTTGGCGCGGAAATTAGCCTCTATCATCGGTATTAGCTTTTGTGATCCAACCACATTCCAGGTGCATCGTCTCATGTATTGGCCGTCTTGTTGCGCTGACGGTCAATACGTCTACCAATACGCTGACAAGCCTTTCCTCGACACGGACGGGCTGCTGGCGACCTATGGAGACTGGCGGAACATCGATGAGTGGCCGCAGGTCCCAGGGGACGATGCGAAGCATGTGAAACTTGCCGCTAAACAAGGCAACCCATTAGAAAAGCGTGGTGTCGTCGGGGCATTCTGTCGGCAGTATAACATCTTCCAAGCAATCGAGACGTTTCTGCCAGGGGTATATGAACCCGTAGACACGGATCCGAATCGTCTTACCTATGTCGCCGGTTCAACCGTCGGCGGCGCCATCGTATATGAAGATGGACTTTTCCTTTATTCTCACCATGCCACCGACCCGTGTAGCGGTCGCCTGGTCAACGCGTTTGACTTGGTCCGGTTGCATAAGTTTGGTGATCTGGACGACGATGCGAAGCCCGATACACCGGTGAATAAACTGCCGTCGTTCATCCAAATGAGTGCTTTTGCTTTAAACGATGCCGGAGTGGCGGCGATCATCAACCAGGAAAGATACGAGCAGGCTTTAGAAGACTTTGGCGGGGAAGTAACAGAATCACAAGATGACTTGAGCTGGATCCGAAAGCTTAAACTTCATCCTTCTACAGGGCAACCACAAAAGTCGATAGAGAACATCCTGGTCGCTTTAGAGGGAGAATCAAACCTCAAAGGGCGAATCCGTTTAGATCTATTTGCGGACGCTATTGTTGGGGTCGCACCACTGCCTTGGGCACCCAGGGATAAAGAGACTGGAACGTTCAGATGGACGGAAAAGGACGATAGCGGTCTCGCTATATACCTTGAAAAAATACTAGGTTTTCAATCACGAGAAAAGATTGAGCACGCACTAAATCAATGCGCGGCAAAAAACAGTTTCAACCCCGTGACAGACTATCTCAACAGTTTAACCTGGGACGGCATAAAAAGGCTGGATACGCTTTTTATCGATTACCTCGGGGCAGCGGACACACCATATGTGCGTGCAGTTACACGCAAATCATTTGTGGCTGCCGTTGCTCGTGCCATGCAGCCAGGCATTAAATATGACACGATGCCGGTCTTAACAGGTGCCCAGGGCTTAGGTAAAACGACGTTAATTCAAAAGATGGGTAAGTCATGGTTTACCAATAGCATTGAATCGTTTGAGGGGAAAGATGCGGCTGAGCTCTTGCAGGACGTTTGGATCGTCGAAGTGGGTGAAATGAGCGCTTATAAAAAGTCGGATCTCGAGGTTATCAAAGGTTTTTTAAGCCGGACAGAAGATCAATATCGGGCAGCGTATGCGCGGAAAGCCGAAAAACACCCGAGGCGTTGCGTGTTTTTTGGGACTTCTAACCGCTATGATTATCTAAAAGATTCTACAGGCGGACGACGCTTTTGGCCTGTTGACGTCGGCGTCCAACAACCGACTAAAAACGTCTTCACGGATTTAGACAAAGAAGTGGATCAGATATGGGCTGAGGCTGTGACGTACTGGCGGATCGGCGAGCCGCTAATTCTCACGGGAGAACTTCTTGAAGAGGCAAAGCGCCAACAGGAAGGCCATGCAGAACAGGATCCGAGAGAGAGTATTATCCGCGAATTCGTGGAGCGTGAAGTGCCTGTAGATTGGAACAAGAGAGATATTCACGAGAGAAAGTTATATTGGTCAAACGAGTTTGGGAAAAACATGGTTAAAACTGTCAAACGCGATCGGATATGTGCCGCCGAGATTTGGGTTGAGTGTTTCGGTGACAAAGTCCACAGAATGAAGCGATCAGATACCATGGCTATTAACGATATTTTAGACAGGATGGAAGGCTGGACAAAGTATAAAAACTCTTATCGATACGGTCCTTACGGGAAGATGAAAGGCGGGTATATCCGCGTTTAAAACGTCAACTTTAAACTCTAAAAACGTCAACTTTAAACTCTAAAAACGTCAACCTTGAGCTCTAAAAACGTCAACTTTCTATAGATTTTGTCAACCTTGAAAAAATTGGAAATGTCAACCTTGTCAACTTTAAAATCATAGAAAGTTGACGGGTAAAGTTGACGCATAAACCCTTTATATATCTATATTTTTTATACTATGTCAACCTTGTCAACCTTAATAATAATAAAAGTAAAAAAATAGGTAAATAGAGAGAATAGGGCGTCATTATATACGCCTAAACAGCCTAATTTATATCTCATACGCGTGCGCGTGAATGAAGGTTGACTTGATAGATTGTGAGGTTTGAATATGCGTGAAAGAGAGATTGAGATTTATCTGCGTGATGAAGTTAGAAAAGCTGGCGGTAAAGCGTATAAATTCGTTTCGCCGGGAAACGATGGCGTGCCTGACCGTTTAGTGGTGTTTCCCGGAGGTCGCATCTATTTCGTTGAGTTGAAAGCGCCAGGCAAAAAGCCGCGGCCACTTCAAGTCAAACAGATGCGAGACCTGAAAAACTTTGGGTGCGATGTCAGGGTGATCGATAGTAAAGAAGGCGTGGACGCTTTCTTGAGAGAGGTAGATGGCGCCCGATGAAATTTGTACCGCACAGCTATCAACGATATTGCATTGAAAGAGTGATTAACACGCCGGCGCTAGGATTGTTCTTGGACATGGGGCTTGGTAAGACGGCGATTACTCTTACAGCCATAAACGATTTGAAATATAACCGATTCGCCATTAGCAAAGTTTTAGTCATCGCACCGAAAAAAGTGGCCGAGAGTACGTGGGCCAACGAAAAAGATAAGTGGGATCACCTGCAATTGCTTCGGATTTCAACTGTGCTTGGATCTCAAACGAAGCGGATCCGGGCCCTGAATAAACCGGCAGACATCTATGTGATCAACCGAGAAAACGTACCGTGGTTGGTGGATTACTACAGAAACGCTTGGCCGTTTGACATGGTTGTTATTGATGAATTCTCGTCGTTTAAAAACCACCAAGCAAAGCGGTTTAAAGCTTTGAAGAATGTACGGCCGCATATCAAACGGATTGTCGGATTAACCGGTACGCCGGCACCGAATGGTTTGCTGGACTTGTGGGCACAGGTTTATCTGTTGGATGGCGGCCAACGACTTGGTAAAACGATCACCGGCTTTCGCGAGAGATACTTTGAGCCGGACCAAAGAAGTCGCGATCGGATATTCACGTATGCCCCGAAAGTCGGAGCCGATGAGAAGATCCAGCAACTAATCGGCGATATATGCGTCAGCATGAAGGCGGAGGATTACCTGGAGCTGCCGGATATCGTTTACAACACGATCCCAGTTGTTTTGGACAGTAAAGCAGAGAAAGCCTATCGGAAATTAGAAAGAGACATGCTTCTACAAGTGGACGAGTCAACCATCGATGCCGGATCTGCAGCTGTCCTGACTAACAAGCTTTTGCAACTTTGCAATGGGGCTGTTTATGACGAGGAACGGCATATCGTCGAAATTCACAACAACAAGATTGAGCGGTTTATGGAGCTGGTTGAGGAGTTAAACGGAAAGCCGGCATTAGTCTTTTATAACTTCCAACATGATAAAGATCGATTGTTAAAGGTGTTAGCTAAAACCGGATTAAGAGTCCGAGAGTTGAAAACGCCGCAGGATGAACGTGATTGGAATAATCGGCAGATTGATATTTTATTAGCACACCCTGCATCTGCAGCATACGGGCTGAATCTACAAAACGGCGGTAATCACGTCATATGGTTTGGGATGAATTGGTCCTTAGAACTTTACGAGCAGGCCAATAAACGTCTTCATCGCCAAGGGCAGACAGAAAAGGTTATCGTTCATCACTTAACCGTTTCGGGTGGAGTTGACGAGGATGTGGCAGCTGCCTTGAACAGTAAATCAAGAACACAAGACCAGTTGATGTTAGCCTTAAAAGCCAGGATTGAACGCGTCAAAGAGGAGGCGAGCTAATGACGATCACAGCGACAAAACTAAAAAAGGCAACTTTTAAGCATATCGAAGCGGAGATCTACTATTTCCATGAGACGAAAAAAGAGATCCAGAGATTGCGCGAGGAGATTCTCCATCCTTTTGACGAGCGCCCGGAAAACATCAATATCGTTAAAGGGGCGAACTCAGTCAAAAAGCCAGGGGATCCGACAGGCAGATCGGCTGTGCAGTTAGTCGACAATGCACGGTTAAAGCAGATGGAAAGGATTTCAAACGCCATTCAAAAAGTTTATACCGAGTCATTACCAGAGCATCAAGAACTTATGCGACTTAAATATTGGACAAAGCCGCAGACGTTGACATGGGATGGGATAGCCGATAAGCTACATGTAAGTAAACGTCAAGCTATGCGGTGGCGGGATGAGATTGTTTATTCTATCGCGGAGGTGCTAGGATGGAGATAAATAGCTTGCAATCACTGCAACAAGCTATAAAGACTAATACCGCTGAAAAAATTGATATCGGTGAGTTGAGGGAACTTTGCCATATTATACGTGACCAAGCCATTTATTTAAAAAGCCTGCAATTAAGCGTGATGAACGAAAAGGAATTGCAGGCGTTGCAAGTCCAGTATCGGTTAGAGCAGCTGTATGAACAGTTGACTGGATTAGAAGTCGATAAAATTTTAAAAGTGTAAAGATGTTATCTGTGTTGCTAGGATGGCGGTAAATGAAGAGAAGATGATGAAAATGATTCAGGTTTTACGTAAGGAATATGTTAAAACACATAATAGAGAGCCAAACACGGTGGTATTGGACAAGGAAACATTTAGAGCTTTAAAAAACAGACACGAACTTATTATTGGCAGACTTGAAGGCCCAGCTACAATAATGGGAATGCGTGTTAAATGTTCCGATAGCAAAGGGTTACGAGTTGACCATATTGTTTTTGATCAATTGAACGAGTATTGAATCATGTCACTTTCATGTCACTTTTGACGTTTAAAATCGTGATATTATGATATTGTCGAAGTTAGTATGTAAGACTACCTTGCATTATACGAGCCATTGGATCTCCCTTACCAGGCGCCTTAAAGGCGCTTTTCTTTTTGGTACTGCCTCTGAGGTGAAGGCAGAGGGTAAATGTATCTGTCACATTATAGCGTGAGGGTGGGGGCGCTGACAGATAAACAGAAGGTGATAAACAATGAATAAACCGTCAACGACGATTAAACCACCGAGTAGAGGTGCAAGCATTAAAGTTAAACAATGTGAGCATAAGTTTGTCCATTATGATACTAAGACCACAAAAGAATACTTTATCCATACAGGGATGACTTTGTGGACGAGGATCGATTATTTCTTTTGTGAGAAGTGTCTTGATGAAAAAGAGAAACGCAAATCAGAAACAAGTAGATATAAACCGGAGTGGTTTTGAATGCATACTAAACAAAAGTCAGTTACAGAGTTTATCCCAGTTGATGGGCAATCGACATTCGCCACTAAAAGAAAAAGCATCGAAGAATATGTTCACGTTCATTATCGATGCGGTCACAGTGATATTAAACTGATTGGTTATTATGATGAGATGGAGAAAAAATCAAAATTAAAAAATTGGGCTGAGCACGGAGTCTGTTTGATTTGTGGGTGTGGCAGCCATGCCTAACAAACCTTTTTACAAATCAACAGCTTGGCAAAAATGCCGTCAAACGGTTCTCATTCGCGACCATTATCTGTGCCAAGAATGCTTACGGAATGGTCAGTTGACACCAGCTAGCACGGTACATCACATCGAGCCACTTGATGAACGTCCGGATTTGGCACTTGACGTGAACAACCTGGAGACGATCTGCCCAGCTTGCCATAACAAAGAACATCCGGAGAAGGGCGGAGGCAAGCGGAAGCGACGATTAAAAACCAAGATTTACAAAGCGAAAAGTAATCCGGAAATATTTTGAGGGGATAGCCCCCCTACCCTAAATTCTGGTTCTTTAAAGCCGTCCTGACCGGCGCGGCCTTTCGTTTTCAACGCGGAATCAATTTTCATGAAAGGGGGTAAAACGGGGAAAATGGCGAGAAGAAAAAACGTATCAGCAAAATTGTTTAACAAGATTAAAAAAGCGCTCGGCGAACGTTACGATCCGTCAGACGATGAGCTCATCAATCTATACTGTGAGACTTTTGAGTTTTACCAACGACTCCGGGATGAAATTGAGAATTCTGACCTGCTCATCGAACACACAAATAAAGCCGGGGCCACAAACTTAGTTAAGAACCCTCTTTCAATCGAGTTGACGAAAACCGTTCAAACGCTGAACAATCTTTTAAAGTCACTCGGTTTGACGGCGGCTCAGCGCAAGAAAGTAGTGAACGATGATGCCGACGAGTTCGACGATTTCTAATACAGGCATTATCAAAGTTCTAAATAAACCATCACCGAAATTACTCGCCACATGGTATGCTGAGCAAGTCGTCAAAGGAAAGATCACAGCTAACAAAGAGGTGACGCAAGCCTGTTGGCGGCATCTAAATGACTTAAAAAAGCAAGGTACGAAAAAATTTCCCTGGATTTTCGTTGAAGAAACCGGGCATCGTCCAATTCGCTTTATAGAAAAATTTTGTAAACCGTCAAAAGGAGATTTTAAACAGCTCATCCTCCAGCCATGGCAGCACTTTGTAGTGGGCTCGCTGTTTGGATGGGTCCATAAAGATACCGGATTAAGGCGCTTTAAAGAGGGCCTTATTTTTGTTGGCCGGAAAAATGGCAAAACAACGATGATCTCTGGGGTGGCTAACTACGGTGTATCAAAAGATGGAGAAAATGGTGCAGATGTCATCCTTTTGGCCAACTCTATGAAACAAGCACGGCTCCTCTTTGACGAGTCGAAAAAGATGATCCTGTCATCGCCGCAACTCAAAAAGCGATTTAGGACTTTACGCGATGCCATTTACTATGACAAAACATTTTCGAAGATTGAACCGCAAGCGACCGACAGCGAAAAACTCGACGGCTTGAATACACATATCGGTATTTTCGATGAAATCCATGAGTACAAGGACTATAAACTGATAAACGTCATCAAAAACTCCAGGGGAAGCCGGCGACAACCATTACTCATTTATATCACAACAGCCGGCTATCAGCTGGACGGTCCGCTCATCGAGTACTATGAGCAGGGCAAGGATGTCCTTAACGGTGTGATCGAAGACGATCGCACTTTTTACTTTTTGGCAAGCTTGGATGATCCAAGCGAATTTGATAAGCCGGAAATGTGGGTTAAGGCAAACCCCAATATCGGTGTTACGATCAATTTGCAAGACATGATCGAGGAATGGGAAAAAGCCAAACGGACACCGGGAGAACGTAACGACTTTATCACTAAGCGTTTTAATATGTTCGTTGATTCTTCCGAGGAGTCATTCCTTGATTATGAAGTCATCAGGCGAAACAACAAAATCATCGAGATTGATCGGGTGAAAAATATCCCGGCAGTTGGTGGTTTTGACCTATCGGATACCGAGGACTTCACCAGTGCTTGTTTAGAGTTTCCACTGGTTGAGACAGGCGAAGTTTTTGTTCTATCGCACTCGTGGATTCCTGAGAAGAAAGTGCTCGAAGGCAATGAAAAAATTCCTTATCGAGAATACGAAAGGTTAGGATATTTGACCATCATCCCAGGCGAATATGTGAAAAAAGAATATGTTTACGATTGGTTCGTTGAGCAAAGTAAGAACTTTATCATTGAAAAAATCATGTTTGACCCCGCAAAAGCTTTTGGATTAGTGGAGTCACTGAATAATTACGGCTTTATGACTGAGGTTGTCCGACAAGGATTTTTAACTTTAGGTCCTGCCGTTGACGATGTGAAAGAACGGTTTATCGATGGCAATGTGATATATAACCAAAACCGACTTTTCCGATGGTATGTCAACAACGTTAAGATGCGTGTAGACAAAAATCGTAATAAATTACCGCAAAAACAAGGCCGTTATCGTAAAATTGACGGATTTGCGGCCTTTTTGAACGCCCATACCGAGGTTATGAAAAAGTTTGTAACTGTGGTAGGAAGCGGAGATATAAAAGTTGTATCAGTGAAAGATCTTCGCGGGTAAGTGAAAAACAGGTCTTCTTTTGAAGACCTGTTTTTGTTCAAACAGTTAAGTCAATAACATTTGATGATGGGCTAATACCATTTTTGATTGATTCAATTGTTCTTTCCGCATTTTCTTTAGTGGTATAGGTTTCACTTGTTGCAACAACCTCACTATTATTTGATTTGATCACGAAATAATATTGGCCATCTGATGCTTTCTTAATAACAAAATACATTATTTCCACCTCCTTTCTTGTTTAACTATTCGACAAGATAATGGAAAATCCTTCAAATATTATGAAAGGTGGTGATTATCTTGTGAAGTGGTATAGCAGGTTAAAAAACTCTATCAAGTTGGTGGTTAAGGCGGCTTTAACCGGGTGGAGCGGTAGCACTTTTGACTTCACTAACTGGATAGGTCGAACGTTTTGGGGTATCGATAACTCAAAACTGGCCACAAATGAGACCATTTTTAGCGTGGTCACGCGCCTATCGAACAGCATGGCCATGTTGCCACTGAAACTGTATCGAAACTATGATGTCGTGACGAATGACGTATCCGATCTCGTTACCACTTCCCCGAACCCGAACATGACATCGTTTGAGTTTATCCGGAACATGGAGACGACCCGGAATGAAACGGGAAATGCATATGCGCTTATTGAACGCGATATAAGAGCAAGACCGGTACAGTTGACGATACTCAATCCGGATTATGTTGAGCCAGTAATTGATCGTGAGACAGGCGAACTGTGGTACCAAGTCATCGGTGATAAAGGCACTTATTACTTCCACAATATGGACATGCTCCATGTGAAGCACATAGTAGGTGTCGGAAGCTTGAAAGGCATAAACCCGATTAAAGTGCTTACTAACGCCACTGACTACGATAAAGCTGTTCGAGAGTTTAGCCTGAGTGAAATGCAGATGGCACCGAATTCTTTTATCGTAGAATACGCCCAAAACGTAAATCCTGAAAAACGGAAAGAGATTATTGAGGATTTTAAGCGATTTTTCAAGGAAAATGGCGGCGTTTTGTTCCGCGAACCCGGCGTAAAAATTGACCCGATAAAACGTGAATATGTTGCCGCTGATACTTTTCAGTCTGAGCGTATCACGCGAGCACGGGTGGCTAACGTTTACAATATTCCAGTCATCATGCTAAACGACACCGAGGGCCAGAGCTATTCGAGTAACGAACAGCTCATGCGGATGTTCGTCCAGTTGACGCTTTTGCCCATTATCCGGCAGTATGAGCAGGAATTTAACCGAAAGTTGCTTACTCAGGAGGAGAGAAAGGCCGGGTATTACTTCAAATTTAACGAAAAAGCCATGCTTCGCGCCGATACAGCAACGCAGATGGAAGCTTATTTTAAAGGTATTCGCTCCATGGTTTATAAACCTGATGAAGTTCGTATGTGGGAGGATCTGCCGCCTATCGGGGGTAATGCGGATAAGTTATGGGTCAGTGGCGACTTATACCCGATTGACCTAGATCCGACCAAACGGAAAGGAGGTGACAGTTCGAGTGAGTCAAAACAGTAAAAAACAGCAAAAAAATAAGTTTTTTAAGATGAAAATGTCAGCCAATGATTCATCATCGGCCGACATTTTTATTTATGGCGAAATTGTCCCGGATGGATGGCAATGGGCTGAAACTGATATGGCAGCGATTGACTTCAAAAATGAACTGGATGCCCTGGGTGATGGTATTAAAACGATTAACCTTTACATCAATTCGCCGGGCGGAAGTGTATTTGAAGGGATTGCCATCCATAACATGCTGAAACGTCACCAAGCAAAAGTCAATGTCCATATTGACGCGTTGGCCGCATCGATTGCAAGTGTCATCGCTATGGCGGGCGACACTATTTTTATGCCGAAAAACAGTATGTTGATGATTCATAATCCCGAGACTCTTGCCATGGGGAATTCGGCTGAATTACGTAAGGTTGCTGACGATCTGGACCGCATCGGACAGTCCAGTAAACAGGCATACCTTCAAAAGGCAGGTGACAAGCTCACCGATGAAAAATTACAAGAGTTGCTGGATGCCGAGACTTGGCTATCTGCGGACGAAGCTTACCAATACGGGCTTTGTGATGTGGTTGAGGAAGCAGTCCAAGCGGCAGCCTCCATAAGTACTGACTTGTTCCAACGGTACAAAAAAGTACCTAAAAATCTATTAGAAAACCAACAACAAGGTCCATCGGCTGAGGAAATGGTTCTTCGCCAACGAATCGCCGATGAAGCAAAGGCGAATCAAGCTTATTTAGAAACTATTTTGGGAGGATTGATTTAAGTGAAAAAGAGTGAATTGATGAATGCCTTACGGCAAAAAAACGCACAAAAACAGCAAATGAGGGTTTTAAATCTTCAATTTTTCGGTGCGAAAACCTTATTTGAACTGAAACAAAACATGGCCACCATCGGCCAGCAACTGCAAAAAGTCGAAGCGGAACTCGCTGAAAAAGCGGTCGATCCAAACGCTTCGATGGAAGACATCCGGGCGCTTCAAAAGTCCCGTGACGACTTGAAAATGCGTTTCGATGTCATCAAGGAACAACATGATGCGCTTGAAGCTGAACAAAAAGCCAAGTTTGAGGCAAAAAATGATTTGAATTCCGTTGCTGACCCGAAACAAAAGGTTATCAAGGCTAAAGCTGAGCTGATTCGTTCGGTTATGCAACGCAAACCTGTGTCCCGCGAAGTTTTTCAGGCACTCGGTGACAACAATTCAACCGGTGGTGAAAAATTCCTGCCGAAGACGGTTTCCACCGACATTTTGATGGAACCGTTAGTTAAAAACCCATTACGCCAAATCTCGACTATCACTCAAATTACAAACTTGGAGATTCCGAAGCTTTCCTTCACGCTTGACGATGACGACTTCATCCAAGATACGGAAACGGCGAAAGAGTTGAAAGAAACTGGTGACGTGGTTACCTTCGGCCGCTATAAGTTCAAAGTTTTTGCCGGTCTTTCTGAGACAGTTCTCAACGGTTCTGACGCCAACTTGGTTGCCGCGACTGAAGCAGCGCTTCAATCTGGTGTGGCAGCAAAGGAAAAGAAAGTGGCTTTTGCCACAACGCCTAAAACTGGCGAAGAACACATGTCCTTCTACGCTTCGGGGATTACTGAAGTCGAGGGCGAAAATCTTTATAAAGCTATTAAAGCTGCCATCGCTGACCTTCATGAAGACTACCGCGAAAACGCAACAATCGTTATGCGGTACCAAGACTACAGCGATATCATCGAAACGCTTGCTAATGGCAATGCTACGCTTTATGCCGCACAGCCGGAGCAAGTGCTCGGTAAACCGGTTGTATTCTGCGATGCCGCTGTGAATCCCATTGTCGGTGACTTTAGCTATTCGCATTTTAACTACGACCTTGCCGCTCTTTACGACCGTGACAAGGATGTTAAAACCGGGATCGAGCAATTTGTCGTCACGGCTTGGTTTGATCACCAAATCAAGTTAAAATCGGCATTCCGGATTGCTAAAGTTACACCGGAAGTTTAAAAACTAAATGAACCGCCGGTATAGGCGCCGGCGGTTTACCTTTGGAGGTGGTGATTTTGCCATATTTAAACGGCATCGATTTAACCCCGGGAAGTAAAATCACGGCTGATGGCAAACAGGCCGCGGCCATTGCCGATCACCCGGATCCGGCAGCTGCAACGGTAGAAGACGTTGCTACAAAACAAAATCAGATTCTGGCAGCTCTCCGAGCAGTCGGGATTATTGCTGAATCATAAAGAAGGTGATTTGGTTGAAAGCAAAGGTCGTTAAGAGGTTTCGTGATAAATACACCAAAAAGATTTATGCTCCCGGATCTGTCTTCGAGGGCAATGAAAAACGAGTCGCCGAGCTCCAAAAACTAGGCTATCTAAAGTCAGAACCTCAAAAACAAGCCCATCATGAAGAATCAAAAGAAAAGTCGCTTCTCGATGGCGCTGCCCAGGAAGTGATTGAGGTGTTGGATGGGTTAAGTAAGGATGAGCTTGAAGGTCTATTAGCTGAGGAAAAAGAGGGTAAAAAACGGAAAACCGTCATTGAACATATTGAATCCCTTCTCGCTTAGGAGGGATGTTTAAATGGAATTGCAAGAAGCAAAAGATTATCTCCGGGTAGACACATCCGACGATGACACTCTCATCGCTTCACTCATCACAGCTGCCGATCAGTATCTTAAAGAATCCGGCTGTGATGAGTCTACTAATCCGGAACTATATGCGTTGGCTCAGAAATTGCTAATTTCGCACTGGTACGAAAATCGTGGCGTGGTGGCCGTCGGTACCGTGACGAAAACGCTTGAGTTTTCACTTCAAAGTCTTATTTTGTCTCTGAAGTCGTACCCTAGCGTTGATGATGGGAGCGCAACCACATGAATCCTGGCGAACTGAATAAACGGCTTGATTTTTATCAAAAAAGCATTGAAAATGGGCAGGAAGTCATCCAGCCCGTTTTCAATGTTTGGGGCAAAAAAATTGTCAAATCTAAGCGTCGTGACAACGAACAAAACGAAGAATCATACAACTTTATCATCCGTCAGCGTTCAGATGTCGCTGAATATATGATGTTCCAATGCGATGATATCTGGTATGACGTTCTGACGGTGGAACCCTATCAGAAAGAAAAAGGCTATCTGCTTCTAACCTGTGAAAAAGCAAAAATCCATAGTTTCTATGATACTGTTACCGTCACGCGGACCGAATGGGTAGAAACGGACTGGGGAGAAGATGTAGAACAGAAAGTCATCGTTTACGAAAACATCCCATGCGAGTTAATAAAAGTCGATACCACGTCGATGACTAAAACCCAGCAACAGTTTGATATAAAGGTCAAATATACTTTGCATCTTGAGACTAAATACATCCTTAAAACTGGTGACCAACTGGATATTACGCATATGCAGAATAAATACACTGCGTATGTAGAGGACATATTCCGATACCATACGTATCAAGAAGTGACCATTCGGATGGAAGGTGAAGCCTGATGATCAGAATGAAAATGAAAAACTTCAAAAAGTTTGAGGAACATCTGAAATTTCTCAAGGCTAACTTTCCTGACGAATTGGAACAATTCCTTTTGGATATGGCCGGATCACTTCAAAGAGCCACCGTTCGGAGAACACCGAAAGATACTGGCGACCTCAAGAAGGGCTGGAAGATATCCAGTATTGAACGTGACGGTGATAAACTCTTCATAACCGTATATAACGAAGAATTTTATGCGCCGTTCGTTGAATTCGGGCATAAAGTTGTTCGGAATAAAAAAGTGGTAGGTAAAGCCGATGGAAGTTATATGCTTACCACGTCTATTCGGTCGATCAATCGCCAAATTCCGAGAAGGCTAAGAAAAATCTTTGATGATTTGGTGGCGCGCTTATGATCGTCGATATTCAACATTCAATCATCAAACAATTGAAAACCAACTTCCCGGACCATAAGGTTTACGGTGAAAAAGTCGAACAGGGTCTAGTCCGACCTTGTTTTTTTGTGGATATTTTGCCCATCACGTTTGAAAAAATCAACCCAGAAATGCAAAGCCAATTGGTCACCGTTGACATTCAATATATGTCGCAAGAAGATACGAAGGCTAAAAACTTAGAAATGGCATCTCAGCTTCCACAAATCTTTTCGTATATCGAATTACCCGATGGCAAGAAGATTCGCATCACAAATGAACAATTTGAAACGATCGACGGCATATTGCACTATCTATTCGATTTGGACTTCATCGTGAAAATGAATGTTGATGAAGGATTGCCGATGATTGGCCAACTTAACTTGAACGAGGAGGTAGAATGATGGGACTACCGGAAATTAATATTGTCTTTAAAGAATTGGCTGCCAGCGCCATCCAACGCGGCGAACGCGGCATTGTTGCCCTTTTGCTTAAAGATACAGCCGTACCCGGAACGACCGTTCTGACAAGTGTTACGGATATCCCAGAAGGGCTGACAGATGCCAATAAGGAACAGATTCAGCTTGCTTTCATCGGCGGGCAAAACGCACCGGTGAAAGTTGTCATCCATGTTTTTGATGGAACCACTAAAACATTAACAGATGCTTTAAATGCCCTTGAAGGCGTTAAATTTGATTATCTGGTTTATCCAGAAATTGCCGAAGATGAAAAAGACACAATCACAACCTGGCTTGGCGAGCAACGCGCGAATAGGAAAATGGTTAAAGCCGTGTTGCCGAACCATCCGGCCGACAAGGAATATGTGATCAACTTTACGACAGACCAAATACAAGTTGGCGACAAAACTTATACGCCAGCCCAATATTGCTCGCGCATTGCCGGCCTTATTTGCGGCACACCTTTACAGATTTCCACGACATTCCAACCATTGCCGGAAGTGGACTCTGTGCGTTCTTATACTAAAGCTGAGCTCGATACGGCCATTGATAACGGCGAATTGGTTATCTATCATGATGGCGAAAAAGTCAAGGTTGCACGCGGCGTAACATCATTCAAAACAACTACTCCGACGAAGGGTGAAACTTGGAAGAAAATCAAAAAGGTCGATATTCTCGACCTTATTGTTACAGACATCACGAAAACCGTTTCAGATAATTATGTCGGGAAATACCCCAACAACTACGACAACAAAATGCTTTTACTGTCTGCCATCAAGGCATACCAAAAAGGTCTCGAACGCGATGAGTTGCTGGATGAAGGCAGCGTAGCAGAAATCGACGTTGAAGCACAAAAACAGTATTTAATAACAAAAGGTGTCGATGTTGACAAGATGAACGAACAAGAAATTAAAGAAGTAAATACAGATGATCAAGTGTTCATTAAGATGACTCAAAAAGTTCTTGACGCCATGGAAGATGTAACTATCCAGGCTTACATTTAAAAAGGTGGTGGGATAGATGCCAGCAACTTACACTCCTGAACAAGTTATTTCCGGAACATATGGTGAAGCGTGGATTGACGGGGAAAAGTTCGCCGAAATTTATGGGCTCCAAGCAAAAGTAAATATCAATAAAGAAGATGTTCCCATGTGCGGCACGAACAATGGGACCGGCAAAAAAATGATGGGATGGCAGGGAACAGGTTCTCTGCGATTTAACAAAGTGACTTCTTCTTTACTTAAAAAACAACTAGATGCTTTGAGAAGCGGAAAGGAACTTGTCGTAGATATCATCTCTAAAGTAGCTGATCCGGCTGCACTTGGGGCGGAACGTGTATATATCCCAAATTGCACTTTTGATGATATTACTCTGGCAGATTGGGAGTCGAATAAAATTCTTCAAGTGGAGATGCCATTCACATTCAGCGAGCTTCCAGAATTACTCGATGAAATCAGTTAAGGTGGTGCGGTTATGAGCGTAGTCAATACTCTTTTGAAACTGGATTCGGGCAAATTGGACCTACCAACCAAACAAGTAGAAATCAAACGTTTAAGTGAAGCGGCAGGGGAACCTGTCGTTTTCACGTTAAAAGGCATAAGTGCCAGCAAGATCGATGAAATCCGGGATATGGCTACCAGGATTAACGGCGATAAAATCGATGTTGATCGTCAAGAAATGCGAATGGGTACCGTAGTAGCCGGAACGATTGACCCGGATTTTCGTGACAAGCAACTCATGGACCATTTCGGGGTAAAGACTCCATACGACCTTGTCAAAAAAATGCTCACTGCCGGCGAGATTGACACTCTATATGAAAAAATATCTGAGTTAACCGGGTACAATGAAGATGCCGTGGAAGAGGTAAAAAAGCCGTAAAAGAGGACGGATTAACAGAGATGATGTATTACTACTGGAAGAAGAAGGGAATCCGTCCTTCTTTTTTTCAAAATCTCCCACCCGGTGAAATGACCATCATCAGGGCCTTTTTTGAACTGGAAATTCAGGAACCGCAACAGTCATTTTGTCCATTTCTGGAGGTGAAGTAAATGGCGAAGACGGAATTTTTAAGTGCTGAAATTTCTATCGAAGATAAAGCATCAAAGCAGCTTGACCGTATCATCGATAGCATCGAAAAGCAAACCGTCGAACTGCTGAAAATGCAAAAAGCCGGCGAAACCTCCGGAAAAGAAATGGACAAGATGACTAAGTCTATCATTCAGCAGAATAATCAGATTCTCAAACTAAAAGCTACATTGGATAAAACAAGAAGTTCTGCACAAAAGCGAATGAAAGTAAATGTTGATACACTATCAGCAAAAAAAAATGTTGATAGATTGGGGCGGTCCTTTGATATTTTGAGGTCAGCGGCATCTAAGGCTGAATCTGTGATCGGTAGGGTTCGATATGGCCTTTCTAAACTGAACCCACTAAACTTACGGAACCTTCTAATCGGCATCGGTGGGGCTTATGCCGGTAAAAAAGTCTTTGATAATACATTTGGCGCGGCTGCTGAGTTTGAAATGTCGGAGAAAATGATTCAGGCCATGTTCAATGACCGGAAGAAGGCAGAGCAATATATCAATGCTATGCAAAATATGGCCATTAACTCTCCGCTTCTCAACTCACAAGACATTTTTTCGAACTCAAAGTCCTACATATCCTTAACAAAGAACATGGATTTATTGAACAAAATGTGGGACTTAACTGAAAGGCTGCTCGCCGTCGATCCAGCCCAAGGCGTTGAAGGTGCGGTTTTGGCTTTGAAAGAGCTTTTTTCCGGTGATTCGCAATCGTTGGTTGAACGATTCGAGATGCCGAGGAAAGCCCTTAATGACATTAAGAAATTACCCATTGACCAACAGGTCAAAGCATTGGACAAGCTGTTTAACAAAATGGGCATGACCAAAAAGCTGGTTAATGAAATGGGTTCAACCACTCTTGGATTTTGGAATCAGATTAAAGAAACCTCTCAGGTTGCTCTACGACGAGTCGGGCAGCCCGCGGTCGATATTATTAGACCGTATCTCAAAGAGGTTAATCGAGCCATGCAAGGCGGTAAACTCAATCGTTTTGTTAAGTTTGGACAAACAATGGCCAAAGGTATAGCCAATGGATTTGTGAGAACGTCCAAAAGTGTCGGGAAGTGGATTGATAGCATCATTAACGATCCGCAATTCCAAAAATTGGACACAATTTCAGCCAAATTTCAATTTGTCCTAGATGATGTCAAAAAGAAATTTGATAATTGGTACAAAAACGACGGCAAAATTGCCATTTATAATATTACCACAGGCATCGTTCAAACGATTGTAACGGTTATCAATGACAATATTGGAACGGTCGCAACTGTGGGAATTAAGCTGGGTAGTTCACTTGCCGCGGGGATTGTGCAGGGCATATCGTCCAACCCAGTTATATCCGTTCTGGCGGGTGCCGGAATCGGTGGTATGATCGGCGGCCCCATAGGCGCATTGATCGGTGGTGTTGCCGGTGTTGGCGTAGGCGCCGGTGGTATGATCAACCGGTGGCTCGATAAACGAGATCAAAAGGAATCAAAAAGATTAAAAGATTTGACGGATTTATACACTAAAGGCGGCGGATTGGGCGGCAAGAATGCTCAACTTAAAGCGAATCGTCACGCGATTGGACTACCGCGCGTGCCTTATGACAATTATCCGGCTCTATTGCATGAAGGCGAAAAGGTTCTTACTAAGCAACAGGCGAATCAATCAGAGCGGAAGAAAGCTTCACGTCCCGTTTTAATCACCGGAAACACTTTTAATGTACGACATGAATCCGACATCAAAAAAGTAGCATTAGAACTTGCCAGATTGCTTGAAAGCGAGGGAGGGTTAATGGCATGAGCATGGAAATTTGGCTTAGTCAAGGCTCGGATAAGATAAGACTACCAGTGAACCCGGAAACCCTCTCCATTTCAAGCCCTTTTGGTACAGAAACGATTGAGATTGATGGCCTAGGAGAAATAAATTTAGTGAAGTTCCGGGGTGTAAAAGAAATTACCTTTGATTCTTTTTTCCCGAAAACCTATAATCCATCATACTGTCTTTACAAAAGTTTTCCATCGCCTGAGAGTTGTATTAATTTAATCGAGAAGTGGCGGAATAGCAGAAAGCCCATACGACTTACGATAACAGAGACAAAAATCAACCTACTCATGGATATCCCAGATTTTACGTATGAACATCGAGCAGGCAATTATGGAGATATTTTTTTTAGCATCACATTAACTGAGCATAAGGACATTGTCATTAAAAAAGTGACGACAAAAGCGTCATCGAAAAAGTCTCGGCCAAAATCAACAAAGCCTAAACCTAAAACATATACGGTTAAAAAAGGCGATTGTCTATGGAAGATTGCCAAAAAATATTATGGCACAGGTACCAAGTGGCCGACTATTTACAAGTCAAACAAAAAGGTTATAGGTAAAAATCCTAATCTCATTTATCCCGGGCAGAAATTGGTGATCCCATGATCAAGGTCATATATGGTCAATATGATATATCGCAACTGGTGACACAGGTTGAATGGTCCGGAGATACCCAACAAGCGGCGAGAACGTGTACAATCACACTTTCTAATACCAAAGACGGAATCAATAAGCTCTTAACCTTTCAACATGCCGCATTGGTTAGTTTTTCTTACAACAATGTAAAATTATTTCAGGGTTATGTGTTTGGTATAAACTCAAAAACCGGCGGCGAGGTCGTGCTAACATGCTATGATAGTAACATTTATTTACTTAAAAACTCGGACACCATAAAGTTTGTTAATAAGAAGGCCAGTGAAATTGTAAAACACTTGGCAAATTTATATAAAATACCGATCGGGACCATTCATGATACCGGTTATGTCATTCCGAAACACATTTTTAACGAACAAACCCTTTACGATATGATGGTGACCGCATTAACGACTACCAAGAAACGCAATGGTAGGCGTTTTTTTATTAGTAATGAACTTGGAAAATTGACCTTGCGGGAAAGAAGTAAACCGGCCACTCGGTATGTCATAGAAACAGGAGCAAACCTCATTAACGCGGAAGTTAACTCATCCATTGAAGACTTGAGGAATCGAGTAAAGGTGATTGGCGGAGACGATAAAAAGCCAATTACTGTGACCGTTTCGGATAGTTCTTCGATGAAAAAATATGGGCTTATGCAGCATGTCGAGAGAAACTTCGATGACAAAATGACGAAAGCGAAATTGCAAAGTTTGGCAAAAAGTCTTTTAAAGCAGATGAACAAAGTTCAAACAGATATCACAATTGAAGCGGCGGGAATTACGAGCGCGATCGCCGGCGCGGCCATTGACGTTAAAAATAAACTGACAGGATTATCATCGACTTACTATATATCATCAGATACACATACGTTCACTCCGGGTGTCTATACTATGACCCTACAAGTTTCAAAAGACGATATCCTCCCTACGATGGATTATGAGGAGTGATCAGATGGAAGGTAGTGGCGCCGTAAGACTGATCAATCTCATGAAAAAACATGGTTACAATAAAGATTTATCCGTTAGCTTGGCCACGGTCACAAACGGGATGCCGGATATCCGGATACAAGTGGACGGTATGAAAATCGAGTTGGATAAAGATGATTTAGTGATTGCAGAGAGAGTTAAGGATTTAACGACTGGGGACCGTGTCATCGTGGTATCTGATAACGATCAGACCTTTTATGTTCTAGATAGGGCGGTGATCGCATGAGTTTAACGCCTGAAGTTGAAGTGGAAGTTATCGAGGAACCGGCTGCCGACGAAGAACTAATTGAAGTCCTCCCGTCAAAAACTTACTTTCTTGATTTTGAGAACGGGAAAATCAGATCAACCATCGATGGCCATGACGCCATAAGGCAATATATTCAAAAAGCAGTAATGACGGCACGAAGCCGTTTTTTAATTTATGACGATGATTATGGGTGCGAAATTGAAGATATTTTAGCTAACAATCCATCAAAGGCTTTTCTACAGGTTGAGATCCCACGCGTCATATCCGAAGCCATAGAATATGATGACCGAATTGAATCAACATCGAACTATATCGTGGAAATGTCCGAAGATAAAATAACCGTTTCATTTGATGTCACATTGATAAATGGCGCGGTATTGGAGGGGGTGCAGGTGAGTGTTTGAGGACCAGACATTTGATAACATCATGACACGAATGCTGTCAAAATTTCCAGCTGATATGGACACGCGGCAAGGTTCAGTCATCTGGGATTTACTTTCACCAGCAGCACTTGAATTGGAACAAGCCTATCAACAACTTGATCAAGTCATCAATTGGTTTTTTACCAATGAAGATATACCAAGTGATTTGCTCGAAGCAAAATGCGCGGATGTTGGCGTTTATCGAAAAGCGGCTGTGGCGGCGAGTGGCAATGTAATATTTACCGGCACCCCGGGTACAGTCATTCCGGCTGGGACGAGACTTAGCACCACTGGAGATACGCCCATTTACTTTGATATAACCGCAGATACTACTATCCCATCAAGCGGAATCGTTCAAGTGCCTGTACAAGCCGAACTACCGGGGACGATAGGAAATGTAGCGTCTGGTTCTATCACTGAACTTGTTGATCTTATTGACGGGGTTACTGCTGTCGTAAACAATGACGGTTTTTCCAATGGGATGGATGAGGAATCAGATGAGCTTCTATATCAACGATATTTGGAACGTATATCCACTCCGTCAAGTAGTGGAAATGCGGCTGACTATATACGATGGGCGAAAGAAATTCCGGGTATTGGTTATGCCCGCGTCTTTCGATGCTGGAACGGTCCGGGAACGGTTCGCGTGGTTTTGTTCACATACGACAAGAAAAGTCCATCACCACAACTTATTGACCAAGTCCGGCAGAATATCGAAGCGAAAAAACCGGATTTGGCTGATGTGACAGTGGACGGAGCAAGTGAATTAAGCATTGATATTGATGTGAAGCTAACGCTGATTAACAATGCGAATGTACAAGCCGTAATGGGTGATGTCGCCAAAAATATTGGTGATTATCTAAACAGCATCGCGTTTACTGAAAATCTGGTTCGATACAATAAAATTGGCGAAGCCATTTTAAACTCTATTAGCGTTTTAGACTATGAAGATTTAAGAGTTAATAATGGTACCAGTAATATCTTGCTAGCGGATGATCAAATACCCGTACTTGGGAAAGTCAATCTTATCTAGGAGGGAAATTAAATGAGCGCAATCTCCGATTATCTAGAAAACAAGTTGATCGATCATATCTTGAGGGGCGCTCCTTACACACCGCCGTCGTCTATTTACTTGGCTTTATACACTTCAGACCCGACAGATGCCGGAACGGGAACTGAAGTGAGCGGTGGCGCATATGCCCGTCAACTGATCACATTCAGTGCACCGGTTGACGGTACAGCAAGTAATGATACAGAAATCCTTTTCCCCGTAGCGACAGCAAACTGGGGAACGGTAACCCATATCGGTCTTTTGGATGCCGAAACTAACGGAAATTTACTATTTCATGGGGAGTTAACTACATCAAAAACGATATCAGTTAACGATCAACTCAAAATTAACATAGGTGATATCACAGTCACCTTGGCATAGGTGATGACAAATGGATACTTGGCAAGATGCAAGTGCAGCGTTAAGTGGATCCGCAACAATAGCCGCCGCCGCAATTAAAATTCAAACAATGGCGATTGCCCTTGAAGGTAGTGCCGATATTGAAGCAGAGTCATTACGAATCCGATATTCAGACTTTCATGTTGCTGGAAACGGCAATCTAAATGTCAGTTTAATTAGGAGAATCATCACGTCCTCAAAAGCTAAAGGGTTCGGTGAGGTCATCGTTAATGCAGATTCGTGGCGTTTCAAGGGGATTAAAGCTAATTTGCAATCTAAGAGCGAATTATCTTTTTTCAATTACTGGCGGGATATACACGGTTATTTAAAAAGTTATATGCCGACATATTATGACCACTTTGACATTACTAAGCCTTTACGAATCGCCTATGCAAACGAACTTGTCCGTCTAAACGACTGGATTCAAAGCATTCTTCAGCAAAACAGCATATCAACCTCTACCTGGGGGCTCGATTTAAGGGAAAAACTTGTACAATTAGGAGCAAATAATCAATCTCAGGTGAAACGGCGTGAAAAGTTACAATCACGGTTAGCCGCAGATACTTTCAAGCTGGAAAACATCGAAAAAGCGATTGAAATCAAATGCCAAACAACGGGTATCCCCGAAGAGTACCATATCAATGTATTGTTAACGGGCGTTAGGGGTGAACCGAAAAACATCGATGAAATCCGAAAAATCATAGATGACCTAGTGCCCAGCCATTTGAGCTTTAATATTGATTATAGTTATTTAACTTGGGGAGAAGTAAAAGCGGCTCGACTAACTTGGGGAGAAGCTTCACAATATACAGCAAAGGAACTGTCGGAGACATTCTTAATTGAGGTGGTTTAATATGAGCAGTCAAAAAACGCCCAATCTTAACATGAATAGATGGACGGATAATGACTATGTGCTTGTGGATGAAATAAACCAAAACTTTGATACGATTGATCAAAAAATTGGTGAGCATGATGCGCAGTTGGCGGATATTGCTCAACAAAACTATTTTAAAACTAACCCGAAAAAATATTATGGTTTTAATATGTATTTACCATTTGATATTAAATTTGGAACTTATCAATCTCTAATTGATAACGCAGTACGTTTGGGAGCAAATACCATAAATATTTGTATTCGCCTTCGTATGGCGAGTATATCAAGTGAAATTTTAACGTTAGAAACGACACAAACAGATTTAGTGAATGCGGTTAATTATGCAAAAACTAAAGGATTGTTTGTGTTTATTAAACCACACGTCAATTATTCTTCTTGGGATATTTACCAAAATGTAGTTAACCCTCAAAATTGGTTAACTTCTTATTCAAACAATCTAAAGACAGCTTTATCTTGGGTAATTGATAATGTTGATATAGTATCAATTAGTAATGAACTTAGAAATCAAACTAGCAGTAATTTAGACATGTGGCAAACACTTATTAATGATATAAGAGCCATGAAAAGTAATTTAATTATCTCTTGCTCTATTGCACCACTAGAAATATCAACTAATCTATATCTCCCGTATGTAGATGTAATCGGATGTAACCTTTATATAGGTGTCGGCGGAGATTTAACCTATTCGGCTGAGACTTTGAAAAAGAATATGTTCCGTGACTTTGAAAGTAATATAAATTTTATTGATGTATTGCACAAAAAAGCTTTTGATCTTCAAAAAGACATCTTCATAACAGAAGTAGGGATTTTACCTGTTGAAGATGCCTTGAAACATCCAAGCAAATGGGATTACGATATTTCATTACAAAACCAACCAGAAGTACAAACTTTATATTATAAAGTATTCCTTGATACTTTTATGAGAGATACTTCCGTAAAAGGTATTTTTATATGGTCGTTGGCAGATGGTTTTACACCAGTAGGAAATATAGAATGTGAAAATATTATTAAAACGTATTTTGGAGGTATACAATGATGTATCAATTACCTGTTGATTCGTGTATAAATAATAATTCTGTTTTCCATGAAGGAAATCATGATGATCGTGGAACACCACATGAACAGTATGTCGGAAAGATTCCTGTTTGTCACTTTTCAACTTTCGATGTTTATAATGCTCAGTATGTAAAAGTGGTCACTATTAAAGTTTTACCAAATTCAAATGTATCTTTCTTTTATCGTTTAAAGGTAATAGAAGTAAGTAAGGGGAATGTGCGCAATGTAGATATACTCTTTCCATATGACACAAGCAAAACAGTCATTTTGAATAGAGGGAACGACGCTATTTCGTTTCATGGAATATTATCAACAACTACAGATAATAACGGTGATACATTGAATATCTTAGATATCTATGCTAAACCAAATAATAAATGGGAAAATTATTTTATTAGAGTTGATGTTGCAAGGGCTACTATGAGGAGTGATTTAGGTTATGATGATTTTTATGCTTATCGTAGTATTACTCTTTTAGATAACCAAACTTTTCAAGCAAGTCTGAGTGCAAATGTGAATGAAACAGTTGAACGTCCTGTTACCTGTATTCAAGTTTCTTCTTCATCGTTTACTGTTCCTGGTAATAGCACGTATAAATTGTACTTGACAGTAACTGGATTAAGTAATGACAGTGTAGTAAATGCAACAACAAGTGCAGAAACCCCATCGGAATTTGTTTATAATATCGAATATTCATCAGTGAATACATTGCTAATAAAGATAAGGAATATTGCTACCTATAGCAAAGATTTTCCAGCATTAAATTGGAATATATCATTTAGAAAAATTACGTAACGATTGATTATTTTTTCAGATTTTTAAATACTATATTGTACGTTTCTATCGTTATAGTAGTTAAAAAGTCCCGAATTTCGCATTGCTAAAATTTTTAATTTAATATAGAATTAGCCTTAGCAATCATATGGGTGGGATTTTATGACTATTAATAAACTTGATGTACGTATAATCGTAGTGATGTTTTTATTTTCTTATGTCATTAGTGACTATGTTAGAACATTTTTAATTTCCAGCTTTATCCACAGTGAAAATTTACAAAACGTAAATTTTATCTTTATATTTTTTTTATTTTTTCTTGTTTTAAAGAAAATTTTATCAAAACAATATAATTACGTTGAATTTTTTTTATGGATACCTTGTTTTTTATTTACTGCAATTTCTTTAATTTTTTCTTCGAGTAAAACTGATCTTTTTATAGCATCAGTTTTTTATTTACTTCCATTGCTTTTGCTTGGAATAAAAGTTAACAGGGAAGAATTAAAAATTATATTTAGCAAATGCTTAACCTTATTGAATACCATTGTATTTATATTGTTAATTTTAGGTGTCTTTGATTATATTACAAAAGGTGATGTCCAATTATTTTTCATCAGACATAACTATTTTAATCAAAGAATCACTGAACTAATTTTTTATGAAAGGGCAGGCGGGCTTTACAGGTACTATTCATTTTTTGGACATCCTCTAAGAACTTCACAATTGTTTTTAACCTTTTTCATTTTGAATAGTATATTTAATAAATACTTTTATACTAAATTAAACCCTTTCGTTGTGTCTATCATTACATTGCTAGGGGTAACTTTATCAAACAGTAAAACAGGGGTTTTGCTAGCATTAATATTAGTTATGTTTTTTGGTACAGTTAAGTCCAAAAAGATAAAAGTTTTTTATCATTTATTAATTGTGCTTGCTTTAGCATTCTTAATAACTTCACATTTTTTCAAATCAACTGTAATGGAAAGGTTAACCAATGAACAAGGTCATTTAAGCAACGGAAGATTCGAATTAGTACAAAATATATTGGATGGGAATATAGAAAGACCCGTGTTTGTTGGAGGTGGATTAAACCATTCTATAGATGTCAAAAATACTTCAAATTCAGGAGCAACAAGTTTTGAATTTCCTATCCTTATGTTTTCATACGACTTAGGGATAGGAGCAACATTTTTCATGTTTATAATATTATTCATTTATCCAGCAATTAGGCTGATACTACACAGGAATTACTATCTATTAGGGCTTTTAATGATTTTATCTTTAGATGTAAACTCGTATAATGGGTTAATTAATATAGGAGATTTTATGATTCAATTTTCTTTTGTAGTATTTTTATTATTGAATGTGAATACTTACATTACAGAAGTCTATAATAAAAGATTTTATGCTATACGTTGGAATAAACCAGATAATTCTAGAAGGCTTATTACTAGATAGGACGATACTGCGCTGTACTGATAAACAATATTGGTTCAATAAGAGTCCATAAGGGCTCTTTTTATTTTGAGTAAAAGGCGGGTGCAAATATGACAATCGAAGTAGGAATCGTCATCGCGGTAGCTGGGCTTTTGCTCAGCTATCTTTCTTATCAACTTGCACGAACAAAAGAAATCAAATCAGACGGACAGGAGTCGGCCGAATTGAAGGCGGAATTGGGGTATATCCGAAAGGGGGTTGATGATATTCGGATCGATTTGAAAGCGAATGAGAAAAACATTGCGCATCTGACGGAACGGGTGGCAAAAGTAGAAGAATCTGCAAAATCCGCTCATCGTCGGCTAGATATTCTTGAGAAGGGAGTTGAATGATTATGCAAGAAAAAACGCAATACGTCCATGTCAATCAATACACGCGGCCAGGAAAGAAGAACTATGGCGTCCATGGCGTCGTATGGCACTATACCGCATCGCCCGGGGCGACGGCTCAAAACATCCGGGATTATTTTGACGGTACTTGTGTACGCTCCAAGCGTTATGCCGGGGCTCATGATGTGATTGATTCGTCTGGCGTGATCCACATGATCCCACACAATGAAATCGCATACCATGCGCATGACAACAATAGATGTATGGTAAACAAACTCGACCCCAACGCCAACTATACGGCGATTGGGGTTGAACTTTGTATTGACAAAAATGGCAAATTGGAAAAAGCCACTTACCAAAATGCGGTCGAATATGGCGCAGAATTGGCCAAGAAATACAACCTCGATCCGATGACGGACTTTTTCCGGCACTATGATGTAACACGCAAAAACTGCCCGGCATTTTGGGTTGCGGATCCGGCTGGATTTGAACAGTTTAAAAAAGATGTCGCTGCTA